GCAATGCCTTGAATTTTTCACGGGTAGTTTTCACAAAATCCTGTAGCGTGGACTCGTCCTTTAGCAGCACCATTTCAATTGCAGTCTTCAGCACCTTACGCACAAACGCAGGAGTGCTGGACCGCGTGGTTTCAATACCCATGATCTTGAACTTGGGAGTCTTGTACTGCACGCCTTCGCTGTTCCACACCGACAACATATACCGCTTCTTGGCAGTCCACACGCCCTTCTGTGCAATTACTTCTCGCCCCATGAACATCTTGTTGGCATACGCATTGGTCACGCTAGCCAACTCTGCAAACTCCTTGTCAATGAACGGTTGCAGCACACGCTCACAGAACTTGTCCAAGAACGGCACAACCTTTTCGGGTTCGGGTTCGGTCTTGAAGCCTTGCCGTACTGCCTGACCAAGTTTCAGATACACGGAATCGGTATCGCTGGCAATCACATAGTCTTCGCCTGTGGTCTTGAAAAGTTTGTTTAGATACCGATTGAGTGCTTCACCGATCCATTGAATACTCAACTGCCCTGACAGGGTGATAGCCTCTGCAAGTGCCACATCAAAGAACCGGAAGTACTCGTTTCCAATGGCTCCGTATGCGGAGTTCAACTGAATCTTTCGCACCATCTGAAAGTTCTTGTACTTGGAAATCTCGTACTCAATGGCTTTGCGCTTGCTTGCGGGAGCATCAGGCGGAAGTGCTTCCAATTCCTTCTGCTTGCCCAACATGAGTTCCTTGTACCGCTTGCGTTCCTCGTACATGATTTCCATGAGTTCAGGCAGGAAGCCGTGACGATCCTTGCGGAACGCTACGCCGTTTGCTGCAACCGACAGATTGTGCGTCTTGGCATCGTTCAAGTATTCAGCAGGATCAATAAATGTCTTGACCACTTCACCACGATTCCTGCTCAAGATGGAATCAGGCGAAACCAAATTTCGCTTCCATATGGGATTGGTGTCTTTGGTTTCAGGTGAAATATTGTACTGCATGATAAGGTGGGGATACAGAGAGTTCAAGTCAAAACTCACCACCCAATCGTGCATTCCCACAAGGGGGTCTTTCACATACGCACCCGCGTACTGTTCCTTCTTTTCTGCTTCACGCTTCTGCGGAACCACCATGCCCTTGCTCATCAAGTGATGGTGAATAATGGCATCCCATGTACGGACTTGGGAGAACACATCTTCAAAGTTTACACGGGCAGAATACGCTAGTGCCACAGCAAGATCAAGTAGTTTTAGTTTCTCTTCCAGTTTGGCAACCAGTTCCACATCCTTGTAGTTGTACTCCATGAACTTTTGAAAGTTCTGTGTGTAGAACTCCTGAAGGGTATCGTACTCGTTATACGAAACCTTTTCCTCACCCAGTTCAACCGAACACACATGGTTCAGGGAGTACGACTCCTGCTTGACATAGGTGAACTTCATGTACAGTTCCAAATAGTCAAGGGTGGAAATACCTGCAATGGTAAACACCTTTTGGTCGCGTCCCATTCGGTTCACGGTCATTTCACGCAACCGCCCCCACGGCGACAGGGCATTGCCCCACTCTTCGGCAATCCAATTCATGCGAGCCACCAAGTACGGAATATCAAAGAAGCGAATATTCCATCCTGTCACAATGTCAGGGTCTTCGTGCTTCCAAATCTCCACGAATCGTCGCAGCAGGCTTTCTTCGTCTGCAAAGCACTCTGCTTCCACGCCTTCAAGAGAGAAGTCTCCAAGCCCAAGCACATAGGTGTTCTTGCCCACAGTCAGCGTGATGGCAATAATGCGTTCGGTGGGCGAATCCACAGACGGGAATCCGCCGTCACACGAAGTCTCAATATCCAAGAAGGCTACACGCAGACGGGAGAAATCGTACTCCACTTCGTGTGGAAACTCTTTATACAAGTACTGATATACGAAACCTGTGTTGCCGTACACCTCAAAGTTGCTGACATCCTTGTACTTGTCAATGAATTCACGAGCGTCATTCACGCTTTCAAAGTCTATGGGTTCCACGGGGTTGCCGTAGATGGTTGTTAGCCCTGTGGGCTGCTTGGACTTGATATACAGCGTTGGGCAGAACGGAACCGCTTCGTGTACACGACACCCGTTTCGCCATCCGCGATACAGCACATTCTTGCCACGAAGATCAACGCTTGTATAGAAGTCCATTATCTCTCCACCATTGCGATCCAGTCCTGATGCACCAAGTCCTTGCCATCATACCCGCGACCAAGGTTCTTTGTCAAGTCCCACATCACCTTGTCGCCTATTTTAATGTCCTCGGTCAGATCAGGGCTGATATCCACAACTTCACCCCAAACCATTTTACAAGTAACCTTTTCGTTATAAATGATTCCCGCTTCGGTGGTTTTTTGCCCACCCAGTTTGGTTGCGACTAGTACCCATTTTCCGATTGGCTTTAGTTTCTTTTTCATTCAAATACTCCTTCTAAAGTATTAGGGACTTCTTGAGCAATTCGTGCTTCTGCCAGTTTCACATATTCAGGATTTAGTTCTGTGCCGATATAGTTTCGTCCGTGAGTCAATGCCACCACAGCAGTTGTGCCGCTGCCTGTGAACGGATCAAACACCGTACACGGAGTTATTGTGGCATTTTCGCAAGTGCATGATGGAACCCATCCGATAGTTTTAGAATGGCAAACTGGGCCTCTTCTAATATCTTTGGTTTCTCCACCACCTTGTAGGTTTTTTCCGTTCTTTCCTTCTGGCAGATTACCGCTTCTTCCACTACCACTTTCAAATGTTCTTTTTATTTCTACCTCTCTGCTCCAAGGTCTACCACACTTTGAACAGCATCCGTGTTCGCTAGTTCCTGCCAGTACACACGGTTGGATCAAGTCCTTTGGGTAAGTGGCAAAGTGTGCGCCCTTGTACGCCTTGGTAGTCACCGTCCACACCGAACGCTTGTTTCGCTTGCCGTCTGCCGCCCACACCCGATCAGGTTCTAGTGCAGGATCGCGTGCGCCCTTGTCTTGCGGTTGTGTGCGGTTCTTGTTGCCCGGTGCGTGTGGCTTGCCCACAGCGTCTTCCTTGACAGCCTCGTGATCGTAGTAGTACTTGGGCTGTTTGGTCAACATGAAAATGTACTCATGCGACTTGGTGCAGCGGTCGGTCACACTCTCGGGCATGGGATTGGGCTTGTTCCAAATAATGTCTTGACGCAAATACCATCCGTCAGCCTGTAGAGCAAGAGCCACTCGCCACGGAATACCAATCAAGTCCTTGTGCTTTAGCCCTTCACGCTTGGCTCCTGCCTTGCCCTTTTGGCTCACACCCTTGTAGCCGTCAGCGTACTTGACCTTGCCGTATGCAGGAGTGTCTTCACCCATCTTACGCAACTGCTCCATGCCTCCGCTTGTGGTGGCATACGAATCGCCAAGGTTTAGCCATAGCGTACCGTCATCCCGAAGAATACGACGAGCCTCGCGGAACACCTCCACCATTTTCTGTACATACTGGTCAGGGGTTTCTTCGCCACCAATCTCTGCATCACCACCGTCGTAATCACGAAGCCCGTAGTACGGGGGTGAAGTAATAATGGTTTGAACGCAGCCATCGGGCAGCGTCTTCATGCCCTCAATGCAGTCGCCAAGAATGATGCGGTGTGTGTTCATAATAGATTTAAGAAATGAGAAAGTCCATAATAAGGAGAGTATAGATCATCTGGAATGTCCCAGCATAAACAATTTTCCCATAATTCGTTTTTGTAAAATACTACTCCCGACTCCGAAAGTTTGTTTAGGTTTATCAAACACCATGTTCCGTACATCAAGCGAACAGAAAAAACATATGTGGTGTAGTTTGTTTGCTTTAGTGCTGTATCAACTTTATGTTTCTTGATATGGCATTTTCCCGTATGTGTACCGCATTGGACTTCTACCATTATCTTTTTATCTTGATTTATCAGATCAGCATCACCTTGTCTCTTAAATGATTTCCAATTAGAGATATCGTCTTTTCCATTGCGATTCAAGCCATCTATCATCAACTGTTCACATATGAATGGGACAAACACCTTTTCACAAATGTATCCTTGCATCCAATTGTAATATACATCTTCAATTGATCTTCCATTATTATTCATTTTGAGCAATAGACCATTGGATCTTATGCTTTCGTATGTACTTTGTATATCTTGTGCTATATCTCCATTATATTGAACTGGAAGAGTCTTATTGATTGTAGAAAAAATTGTCTTTAGTCTTTCATTTCTTTCTTCTACTAGTTTCCAATTAGGAGAAATGATATCTTTTGCAGTCAACCACTTACGGAGTAATTGTTGATTTTTAAATCCCATAGATTTTAAATATGGATTCTTCACATAATATCCCCGTAGAACTTACCACGCACAAAGAAGTTTTCTTCATGCTGCTCAAAGCCAAAGCACTCTCTAGCATACTCCAAGATGATACCCTTGTCAAACTTGTTGCACGAGTACACATCAAGCGTAATAAATCGCTTTGGTTCCATTGAGTGGATTTGGATGCCGCTCTCAATGAGTGGAACCCAACCGCTCACCCCTGCCTTGTCAGGATACAGTTCTGTGCCGTGGTTGGTTGGGCCGTGCATCACCACAGGTTGGCTCATGCGGGTCATGCCAATTTTGTCCACAACCCGCTCAAGAAAGCGGTAGTGGAGTTCCAAGTCATCGGCTGCTCCAACGCGACAACTGTACATGTCCAAGTAGTACGAATATCCGAATGGCTTGTTTGTGTCTGCTGTGCTATCAGCAGAGGTGGTCTTGTAGGGTTCCATTATTTTGTTCTCCAAGTTTTTGAAATGCTGATTCCAACAATAGTAATTGAGACTTCCAATCGTCTATCCATCGGTACATGGCATCGCGGATAAACTGGTGGGGATTGGCGTTTGCAATTTCAATAACATGCGGTATGGACTCTCGCATGGCTACAAACTCTGCTTCCTCTTTGGTTGAGAAGTAACCGACATATTTAACCACCCCAATATTTTTCCGACCACGCCAAGGTCTTTTAGGGCATTGGTGTATACGAGAAACACTTCCTAGTTTAGTTGAATGTGGGCGAAAAATAAGATTCTCCCGACCAGTCAAAAAGCAACAGGTATCAGAACCGTAAACCTTGTTGCCCTTTACCAACAGGTCTTTGTCAATCTGAAGGTCTTGCCAATTGTTTTGAGGTTGGCTATTCAACCATTCATTAAACTTTGAACGGTAAATCCAATCGGGGCAAACCGTGACTCCTTTGTATGCTACAAATCTATACCCATCTTGGCGGTAACATCTTCTAAGAATATCCTTCCATATAGCATATTTTGGACAGTTCCACCGTTTGCCGTTCACTATCCCCCTAGTGGGTTCATTCGGTAGGTCATTGATACCTACCCCAAAAATCAAATGATTGTTACCTTTGTACTTGCTAGCCATTTAGTCACTCCAATTCTTGTGCTTGTTTTTCTTTGTTATCCTCTCGCCATTTTTTCTTATCAAACATATCACTTCCCCCTTTCCTTTGGATACGGTTTGGGTGGATTGCGAGTAGTAAACTCCCGTCTCAACTTTTTAGTTTCGGCTTTGGTTGCACCCAACACAAAAGCGTACTTGTGCTTGCTGGGCATCTGAATCTTTTGGGATTCGCTCTGCTTCTTTTTGCTGTGGGCACGGAGTTGTGCTTCCACTTCCGCAGGCACATTCTCCCACAGCATACGCTGATCGTTGTTCCAATCTCGCTCCCACTTGATGCCCAACTCTTTGGCGTATTTCTTGTACGCACTACGCACACGGAAGAATCGGTCGCTCACAACCCTGCCTGTGTACGGATTGATATACCGTGTGGTGGTTCCCGACTCTTGCCCCAAGTAGTACCAGTTACACGCTTGGTAAATGGTTCCCAACTCTTTTGCGGTGGGGTCAGAGTACGCGGTAAACAAGCGGTACTGTGTGTGCTTTACCATCCACCCGCAGCACCACATTAGAAACGAACTTGCAAGATTCTTGGGACTCCATGACACACACGCACCACGACTCACCAACCGCTCAATGGTTTTGGTGTCTTCGCCAAGCAGTTTGGAAAATGCGTTGGGCATATTCATCAGAATCACCCCTGCCATGATGTCTTTGCCTACCAACCCCTGATGGGGATCGTGGTAATACGCACCAAACCAATGGGTAGTGTACTGTGACAGGTTTCCCAACCACTCGTGCCGCTTGATAAACGCTACTGCTTCCGCACGATCTTCAGGAGTATCCAACGGACGGAATACAAAATCAGAAACCCGAAGTGCCTGTGCAGCAGTTTCGGTTAGACATGCGGCTTGTAGATCGTCTTCGCGGTTACGGAGACGAATATCGTACTGCCAACAGTGGTCTTTGTTGTATTCCCGTAGGCACGGGTTTTCTGTTTCTGCTTCCATTACATGGTCACTTTAGTGCTTGTTTGATTCTATCCCAATACTTTAGAGTCTTTGGGTTCTTGTACCCACGAGGGCCACCGTTGTGGATGCGAGCCAACTGCTCCATACCCGCACCCTGTGGCGCGTACCGACACCAATACGCCCACACAATCCGCTCTGCGTAGTCCTTACGCATACAGTCGCGGTACACGCCACCAATAGACGGATCGTACTCCACAGCGTCTTGCCAATACGAGTACCAAATCTGATAGGGACCAATCGCCTTGCCCCCGTCACCAACCAATACCTTGCCACGCGAGGACTCCACGGTGTACATGGCATCCAACAGGCGGTTGGTGGGAACAGTAGGCGGAACGCTTAAAACAGCACTCATAATTACAGCAGCAATCACGCGAGAATCCTTTCACGGCATTCAAGTAGTGCCAAGTCTTTGGCTTTGGCTTCAAGCATGACATCGTACTCACGCACGGTGTCAAGAAGTGGTATCTCTCCCTGTATGTAGTCTGAATGGGCTTGGGGACGCGCACCATCACGAGATTCCGAATAATGCACTTTAGGAATTTCACAGAACCCGTCCCAAGTACTGAATGCCATCTTGGCAGCGTCTTCAACGCTTTCCCGCTGACAGAAGCGGTGGTGATGCACATCCAACACCAACTTCAAGCGGTCACAACGCGACCACAGGATTTCGTACAGATCGCTCATGCTCCACATGGACGGCTTGTCATCGTTCTCCACAGTCAGGCGGTTCTGCACACGGGCAGGCAACCGATTGAACCGATCCACAAACCGTTTAGCCGCATCAGTCTTTTCACCGTAAGTGCCACCCACATGAATATTAATGGCAAACTCGTCACCGTAACCCAACAAGTCCGCAAGCAGCGAGTGCATCTCTAAACACAGAATGCTCTTGTCTGCTATGTCGTGATCGGGTGAAGCCAAGCAGGTATAAGGGCCGGGATGACACGACAGCCTCATGCCTTGGCTCTTGGCGTACTGCCCTGCGGCAGCAAGGTTAGCCACGACCGCTTCGTGGTGGTGTGTGTCCAAATCGTGCAGCCCGTACTGTAGTGTGGGGTGATCCATGAACGGAAACACACCGCTCCCAATACGGAAGAACCGAATTCCATTTGCGGCATTCCATTGCAGAATAGGCAAAAGGTCTTCGGTATTGCGAACGGCAAGTTCACCCGCCCGCCCAAGCGTAAATCTGTCCATACGAAGTGTGCGGTCGGTAAAGTACCGATCCTTGGGCTTGCGTCCCCGTGCAAGGGACAGGTTTTGACAGGCGTAGCCGAGGTGGCGAATCATACCCCTAGTATACACCACCCTATATTTGTGTCAAGCCGTTATTGCGGTCTTTCAATATTATAATTGGCGTTTTCATTTTTTAAATTGTAATAATACGAGTCATCGTCTCCCTCAATCACCCAACGGTCACTGGCGGCTTCGCATCGGAACACTTTATCGTCAACTTTAAAGTCTGGATTTGTGGGGAAAGGAGTAGTAACAAACGACATGTGTTTCCAAAATATTCTATTATTTGGTTGTAGCGTGTAGCAGCCGTTATCCAACCGTAACATGTGTAAACACTTGTACTGTGTTGGTTCGTCGCTGTACGGATTGCCGTACCAATCAAAAGACATCATGTATTCGCCCCACAGTTCTTGTTTATCTTTCAAAACTGTTTTCACCCTTGAGGCTTTAAGATAATCGTAAACAACCGCTGTGCAGTTCACAGAAAAACAGTCCCACAACTGCAAGTAGTCCAACGGCATTTGTGGTGCGGTTTGTTTGTGACACAACATGTGAATGGGAACTCTGCTTCGGACAAGCCCATCATCGGTTAGAACATGAAACAGTAGTGCCCTGTCGGGATTTGATTGGGCAGCAAAAGCAGTAACCTTCACAAATTCACCAATGTGATGCTTGTGTTGGTACATATGCTCTTTTCTCATGTAGCAATAAAAATGTGGTATGTTTATGTTAAGCACGGTTATTCTTAATTACTTTCGGAGTCCTTGTCTTTCAAGTACGCAGCCAGCAGCACCATGTAATTTATCACATCCACACAGGTGTCCATGAACGACTCGTCCTGCACATTCATCTTGCCTGCGTGAATGAAAGACGACAGGCGGCTCATCTTGTCGGTGAGACGAACCATGAATCCTTGTTCGGTCTTGCAGATGCCCATTGCTTCCACGCGGGTAAAGTTGGCAAACGGCTCAAGCCCGTCCTTGCCTGCGTAGTCACGGTTCTTGAGACTCATTAGGTCACGAGCAGCCTTGCACAGTTCTGCATGAAATTGTAGTAGTTCGTCTCGGGTCATGCGCCTACTCCTGTGGAACCAAATCCACCGTTACGGGTATCACGATGGGGGCGATCAGCACACCAACCAATGTTTGTGGGCTGGCAACGCACCAATTCGCCCTGACAGATGCGTGTGTTGTCCTGAATCAGTATTTCTCGTGCCCCGTCTTTGCAGTTAATGTTGCTTACCATGACCATGAGTTCATCGGTGTAATCGTGGTCAATCACCCCTTCAGCATTGGTCAGCACCAGCCCACTCTTCAGGGCTAGTCCGCTTCGTGCGTGTAGACGCACAGAGAAGCCACGGGGAATGTCTAGCACTATGCCTGTGGGAACCAAAACGCGCTGATTAGGGAACACCCAAATCCGGCGGGTTCCGTTGGTGGCATCAACCTTCTTCTTTTCGGCTACCCCTGTAGTGCCAGTATAGTACAGCACTTCATCGGTATGCAAACGGCAGTACACATCAAAACACGCCGACTGCTCGGTGGCAAACTTGGGAAGTACAGGATTGGTATTGGGAAGGGCGTAAACACCCAGCGTTTCTTGGACTTGCATAATGAATCTCCTTTACAGGAAGTGTACACACTAAAACGGAAGTGTCAAGGGGTTTGTTTGTAAATAAAAGTGTTGTTGGTGCGTTTAAGAATCAGCCCATTGGTTTCGTCTTCTTTATGTACAACAATATCTATTTTTGTTTTTAGTATTACCCCACCGGGTTTTGGATACACAAAGGTCTTGTCAGGATTGTGAATCCGCAATTTATTCTTTTTGCTCTTTGCCCGCCCGTCAGTACCGCTGAAGAACTGGTAGTCAAAATCTTTTATCTTTATTTTCATCGCACCACTTTATCGCTCACCACGAAACGACCTGTCAGCAGTTCGTTCACGGTAGCACCCTGAACCAAGTCTAGCCCGTACACCCATGTGCCAATAGGAATGTTGCCCATTGTGGTGTAGTCCACAGAGATGCGGATGCCGCCTGTGAATCCGCCACCTGTTTCTCCTGCGTTCAGGTAGATGCCACCCGTGCCTGCAACACCGGGAGAAGTCCATGTCACACCGTTCTTGGTGGTGGCTCCTGCAAGCCAATCACCAGTAGAACCACCGCCAGTAACTCCACCCACACTCACTTCCAAAAACTTGTACAGGTTGGCTGTGTTGGGACGCACCTGTAGGCGTGTGCCTGTGTAGCCCGACACATCTACTGCATTTCCATTGGCATCGTAATACTCAAGGTGGAAATCAAAAGTCTCGTCCTGCTTTACATAGATGTCGTACTGTGCTGATGCCATTACTTCTTTCTCTCCTTGAAGCGAGTCGCTCTAGGAGGTATGTAGGCACTTTTTGATGTAGCAGTAACTAGAACTGGCTGTGGCTTTTGCTGTTGCATTTGCTGCATCTGTTGGGCGTATTGCCTCTGCATGGCTTCCATCTCTGCCAACTTATTCCTGTACGCCTCAAAATTGGTACGCACACGGGGGATTTCAGATTCAGGCAGCAGGTTTTCACGCAGCAATTTTTCACAAGCAGCGTATCCGGTCTTGTAGTCGTGAACATAATACGAACACGATCCCAATTCATCCAATGCCATCCACTTGTACACATTGGTGTCTATAAACAGGATGTCCTGTTGTGGATGCTGAATCTGTGCGGCTTCCTTGGCAAACAGATACGCTGCACGGGTTCGCCCCATCATTCGTAGCGAACGGGCAATAATGTGGAGGGGTTCTGCACGGCACGGGCGGTAGTCGTATGCGTCTAGGAGTTTTTGTTGGATAAAGGGCCACTCCTTTTCCTGTGCCATAGCAATCAGAGCCACACGGAACAGGGAGTAGTAGCACTCTTCTTCCCATCCACCCATCTCTACACGCTTGTAGTACGCTTCGGTAGCCTTGTCCCATTGCTGTGAGTCAAAGTACGACTGGGCTAGGTAGAACTGATACCGTGAATTGTCAGGTTCCGTCTTCAAGGCTTCAAGCAGGAGTTCTGCGTCCTTGGAGTACTTTTCCACAGGTGTGATGTTTACATTACGCGCACCAAGAGTGCGAGCCTCTAGCCCGTAATTACCGTCAATCTTCTCTTGGATGAGGGGTTGCTTTTCACAATGTGCGTACTCGTGTAGAATTCCAAGATACTTCCAACCAATTCCTGTCTTGAAGATTTGGTTGCGCCACCATATGCAGTTGTCGCGTGAACACTTGAGTGCGTATCCGTCAGAGGTAAGATTCTTGCCGTGTGGATACTTGAATTCACCAATGATTCGGTCGTCTGCATCAATCATCCAAGCGTAGTCAGCCTTTCCGTCACACAGGGCTAGTGCTTCGCTACGGTTGTGACCGAAACCCACCCACGGACGCTCATGTAGTTCGCCGGGGATTCCCTTGTCGGCAAAAAACTTTTTGATTAGTTCCTGTGTTCCATCAGTAGAACCAGTGTCTACTACTACCCAATAGTCGATATGCTTGTAGATAGACTCCAAGCACTCATGGATAATGTGGGTTTCGTTTTTGACGATCATTGAGAGGCATACTGTAGACATGTTCACGGTTCTCCTATGAGTTTATGTAGACAAAGCACGGAATGTGTTTTGGATTCCTTGACGCAATCCAATTATATTAATTGGCGGCAGACCGCTTTCACCACAATACATTTGTAATTGGTTTTCGTTTTCTGTGACGATTGGTACTTTGTGGCTATCCAACGAGTTAATCATGTTGGCTATAGTTTTTAGCGTATATTTTTCTTCGTAGCAACAGTTTATATCCTTTATCGGATCGGCGTTGTTTATGTAATACTCTACAGTAGAGATCAGGTCTTGCATATAGATGAAATCCATAATTTTATTGGTATGAATAATCATCGGCTCTTTCTTGATATATCTTGTTATGTTTGCTTTGATGAATCTGGTGGGCAACTCATTCTCATCAAACACACCAAAGATTCTCAAATCGTAAAAATTGAAATTGTTTTTTACTGACTCATTTATTATAGCCTTGCTTTTGCCGTGTGGCGTATCAGACAAGTAGTATTGAGATCCTGATCCAAAGGTTATTAGTTTTCCAAAGTGATCTTTGTTATTCACCAAATTGAAATACATTGACAGATTTTCGTCCAAGACAGATAATCTGTCTGGAATCAATCTATTTCCACCAACAATTGCGGTGTGTAGTACCACATCAAAATATTTTTTTCCAAGCCAATCAGAAAGAGATTTTTCATTTGTTAAATCAAAATCTTGTCGGCTAACGCTGGTGACAACATGCTCACTCTTAAGGCGAGCAACGATACTTTTAGCAACATATCCATTTCCACCGGTTACTAGAATATTCATAATGGAACATATATTCTGTCTGATGTGGGAGAATACGAGGAAGCATATCTGTATCCAAATTGGAATATTGTTTTTTCTAAATCGTCTATTGAACTGCCGTATCTAGACAACCATTCCGAATATGCTTCCACGCATATAACTGGTTTGTATTTTTCGATGGTATCTTTTGCACCTTTCAACGCATTGACCTCATATCCTTCTATGTCCAACATTATCAAATCGCAGGTGTCCAAGTTCAAGTCATCTATCGTGAATGTCGGGATTTTGCCAGAAGATTTAACATAAAATGCACCATTATCATTATCGTATAAATTACCCATCGCAACCAATTTGTGGGAATCTCCCAAACACGCTTGGAATTTATGAACATTCGGAGAAGTGATATTCAAATTCAAACAATAAAAATTTAAAGGATCTGGTTCAAAAGTGTATATGTCTTGGAATACCGATACAAAAGGTTCCAACACTAACCCACAATTTCCTCCGGCTTGAACCATTGTGTTTGTATTTTTTAAGTGTGGTTGTATATGTTCCAAGTGTTTATTATCTCTGGACAACACATCATATGTGTACGAACCATTTGCTGCCCAGTAAAATCCATTTGGTTTTTTTGTAATCAAATCTTTCATGTTTTTTCCTTATTTTTTAATTTTTGGGCAACTTCCATAATCAGATCTTCTTGTCCAGCGATCAGTTTTCTATTACCTAATTCAAATATAAGAGAAGAATATTCTATTCCATATAATCTAGATGCCTCTATAATTGGTTTTTCAAAACCGCTGAACAGTTTCTTCAAACCAGTTAGAACATTAAGAGGAGCAGTGATGGGATTAGAAGGAATCAAATATCCCATTACTTGATCTGCTTGTTTTATAGTTTCTTTGAAATCAATATCCAAATTGAATCCACTCTGTTCCAATACAGGAATAAGAATCTCCAAGGGAGCATTTCCCGCTCCTGCACCAAATCCCCTGATACAAGCATCTATCAAGTCAGCACCGCATTCAGCAGCAACTAAAGAATTAGGAATTGCACATCCCAAATTATTATGTGCATGAAAACCAACCCGAATTGATACGCTTTCTTTTAATCTTGTAATGCGTTCTGCAACATCTTTTGGCAAATATGATCCAGTAGAATCCATGATGATAACACCATGTGCTCCGTAATCTTCCATGATTTTTGCCTGTTTCGCCAACTCTTCGGAATCTATCAAAGCACTCATCATCAACACACCATACACAACCTTATTTGTTTTTGCCAAATATTCTATATGTGATTTTGATAGTGTTGCTTCTGTGCAATGGGTTCCTACCCTAATGACATCGACTCCACAATCAATAGCCATCTTAATGTCATCTACTGTTGATATTCCAGGAATACTGTGAATCCCCAATTTAGATTGTTTTAGATTTTTTCTAGCAGTCAACAGCATCTCTTCATCTGTATGGAGAGATT